AATCAAAAAACTAGAAGCTAAATTAGAAAAAGTATAATTTATAAGGGGGTGCAAGCCCCCTTTTTCTAACTTTATAATAACAATATGAAATTAATAGTGTTAAATTTTGACAAAAACATTACGTATATATATACGATAGATAGAAGAATTACAGACACAGAAATTGATGATTTGCTTACAGAAATGGGCCACCGTCCCGAGCATTGTCAATGGATGATAACTAAAAATGAAATTATAATAAAATGACATACAAAAACTGGCTAGAAGCAACACAACAAGGCTATGAAGATCCTTGTGAGTACCAACAAAAAGAAAGATATTGTGAAGAGTGCGATATAAAAGAATCAAAAACATATTTTGTAGATGAAGAATGTATATGTGAAGACTGCTATAAAACAAAAGACAATCCGTATTTAACAACAGAAACAAAAGCAGATTAACAAAATAATAATTATATATTTGTTTCCCCAAAATTTATATACATGGATAATCAATCAATAGAACAAACACTACTGGGTAAACTAATAGTAGAACCAGAATTATTAGATAAATACAGTCAATTATTACACGAAAACTTATTTGAGTATGATTTTAACAAATCTACATATCATGCAATTATAAGTTTACGTAGTAAAAACCAAACTATAGATATACTAACTGTTTCTAAATTAATTAAAGGGGATAATGTTGTTTTAAATTTGTCAGAAATGACAGAAAAGTCTTTTGACTTTATGAATACTTTAACTTGTATAAGTGTTTTAACAGAAGAATTTCAAAAACGTACTTTATCAGGCATAGTTCATAATGTGCATAATCAATTAAGTAATAGAGATGAATTAGAGCTTATAGTTGGCAATTTAACTACAGAAATGTCTAAATTACAAATAGGCAAGCCTGAACAACTTGGTGATATAAACAAACAAATATCTAACTTTCTTAAAGACGTAGAAATAAGAATGAATACTGATGGCTTGTTAGGTATTGCGTCAGGTTTTCAATCAATAGACAGGTTTACAGGTGGTTGGCAAGAAACAGACTTAATTATAGTAGGTGGCGCTTCATCTATGGGTAAAACTAGTTTTGCGCTTGCCTTAGCCTATAACGCAGCCCTTTATACTAACACTCCTACGGTTATATTTTCTTACGAAATGAGCGCTTTACAGTTAATTAGAAGACTTGCGTCAATGGAATCAGAAATAAATAACAAATACATTACTAATGGAACTTTAAATAATGAAGAATTAGAAAAAATACATAAAAGTGTAGAAAACATAGAAAAAATACCTTTACATATTGATGAAGGAAACATAACATCATTAGGGTATTTAGTTCACAGAATGAAAGAGTATGTAAAAAATAAAAACGTCAAACTTGTAATGATAGATTACCTGCAACTAGTTAGCTCTAAGAATAAAGCTGGTAGTCGCGAACAGGAAGTTAGTAAAGTAGCTAGAACATTAAAAAACCTAGCTAAAGAACTAAATATTACTGTAATAGCATTAAGTCAGCTTAATAGAGGTGTAGGAATGCGTAATAATAGTAAGCCAACACTGTCAGATCTTAGAGAATCAGGCGAAATAGAACAAGCAGCAGACGTTGTAATGCTTATATATCGTCCAGAATATTACGGTATAGAATACAATGACGATGGAAAAGAAAGCAAAGGTACAGCCAATATAATATTTGCAAAAGGTAGAAATATAGGCGTTGGAGAAATAACCTTAAGCTTTAAAAGTGAAATAACAAAATTTATAGAATATGAAAAAGTTTGAAATAGTGGGTAAATACCCGCTAGTATTTACAGTGCTTATTGGAGCGACTGTTTTTACATTGAGCCCAATAATATTTGCGCTAATTATTGCAGGCATAATTGTATTGCCTATATATTTAGCTGTTCAAATGAAAAATGATAAAGAATAAAATAGTATATTTGCTCTTGCATGGATAAGAAAAAGCAAGGCAAATCAAAGATCACATCTATCATTAATGAGATAGCTTATGATTTAGGAATAAACAAAAAACTTGTCAAAGAGGTGTTATTTTTAACATTTAAAGAGATTGCTCTTACTTTGTTACTAAAAGGTAAACCTGTAATGATAAGAAGATTTGTAAAATTTGTAGTAGCTGCATCAGCTATGCGAAAATTAAAGAAAGCAAAACAAAAACAACAAACAAAATGAATTTAGAAGATTTAAAAAAAGAATTACCATACAAGTGGCGCGTACAGTCTAGTAAGTTTGGCAAAACTACCTGTGTGGCGTATATAGACGCTAGAGACTGCATGGATATACTAGATGAAGTATGTGGTCCTGAAAAATGGCAGAGCATATTTTATGAAGCAAATGGTTTATTATTCTGCAAAGTAGGCATATTGTGTGATACTGGTAGAGAACCTAGCCAACCATATACAGAATGGGTGTGGAAATCTGACACAGGATCAGAATCTAAAGTAGAAAAAGATAAAGGCCACGTATCAGACGCATTTAAACGTGCATGTGTAGAGTGGGGTATAGGTAGGTTTTTATACAGATTACCAATACAAACGCTACAAACTAAACAATGGAAAGGTAAGGACTATCCTTATGCGCCAGAAAAAGATAAAATTATATTTGACGGAGATACATTAACTAAGTATATTAACTGGAAAATTAAAAACAATAAATAATGGAAAGTGCAATACCAAAAAACAGTATTACAGAAGCAATTCTAAATAATGATGAATATGAAAAAGTAGAAACTTTAAAAGCAGAAAATGACAGACTAAAAAGTAATAATTTAGATTTAAAAATGCAAGTTATTGACTTAAGAGAAAAATTATTAAAAATATTTGAAATCGTAAACAAAAAATAATATGAGCGCATTACCGTTTAATTTAAACACAACAACAACATCAAGAGCTAAAGGTGAAAAAGTAGAATACATTACACCTGGCGCTCATCAATGTAAAATTACAGGACTAACAACATCTGAAACCTTAGAAGACTACAAAGGGTCACCATTTATACAGTACGCAGTAAAGAGTGAGTCTGGTAAAGTTGGAAGATGTAGATTCTGGGTTGTAAAAGAAACAGACAAACAGTCTACAAGAGAATGGAAAACAAAACAAATAAAAGATTTTCTTGTAAATGCAGGGGTTAAAGATTTTAGTGATGATAGTAAGGCTATGAATGATGCTATTCACCAAGATCTAATGATAGCTTTTATATCTGAAGAATACATAGGTATAAACAAGGATAACCAAGAGCCTGTTATAAGAACAGGAACTAAATACAGATGGTCATCTAAAGTGGGTGGAAAATGTACATATAATCATGACATGAACCAGACTCTAACTGATGAGCAAATGGCTGAATTTAGTAAAAAACATGCTGAATGGAGCAAAGCTAATAGCTCTATGCAAAATACAACAGCAGATGAAGATATGCCGTTCTAAACATATATAAATGAGAGAGATAACAGATCCCTAGAGAATTCTCCTAGGAAGTCTAATCCAAGGGTGAAACTCTCAAATTTATTATTATCTTTGCAATATGGCAGAGATTTTTATAGCAGGAAATGTTCCATCTAGTAAGAACGGAAAACGATGGACTGGTAAGTATTTAATTCATTCTAAAACAGTGATGAATTACATAAAAAAAACAAAGATTGATTGGGTAAATAACAAAGAAAAGTTTTTAGAATTAGTTAAGGACAAGGAAATGCCATACAAAATAGAATTTACATTTATAAGAAATAGTAGAAGAAAGTTTGATTACATAAACCCTTGCCAAACAGTTCAAGATTTAATGGTTACATACGATTACATGGAAGATGATAATTGTGATTGTGTAATACCTAGCTTTGGAGAATATAAGTATGATAAAAATAACTCAGGTGTAAAAATTAAAGTACTATGACTAGACCTTACAAAAGAGTAAACAAAAAAAGAAAAACAACAAGTTTTAATGAATTAACAGAAGAAGAAAAAAACTATATTTTAGAATATATATTAAAAAAAGAAGCTTCTATTAAAGAAACGGCTTTTAAATTAAATTTATCAGTTCCTACAATTGATAAAATATTTTCTGAAAGATATGGAAAAAGAAAAGAATGTACAGAACCAAAAAGAAAAGAATATCACAAAGAATATTATCAAAGAAACAAATTTAATTAAATCAAATGGCGTTAAAAAAGAAAAAAGAAAAAGTAAAGATTATGGGAAAAAGCTACAAAGTAGAAGTTCCTATTAGTGACACGTTAAAAGCAATGTCAGATGCATTAAGATCTCATGAAGTTGCTTTGTTAACATGGGTACACAAAGATTATACTGCTAAAGATAAATTTAGTAAAGAAGACATTGATGGATTTAGATCAAGTCTTAATGAGTATTGTTTGCAAATACCAGAAGCAGAAAACATTTTAATAAGAATGAAAGAATTAGATAAACAATTAGAAAAAGACATTAAAAACAAAGAAGAGCAAGAAAAAGAAATTCAAAACAAACAAGAGAAAGATACGGGAGCAAAAGATTAATTCACTACTTTTGTAGAACTTTCTTGTCCATGTTTACATGGTTTTTGTTTTGATTGCATTGGGGCCCTACTTCGGTAGGGTCTTAATGTCTTATAAAATCAAACAATGAAATTAATAAAAAATCACAACCTTACTCACGACAGCTATTACAATGATACAGAATACGTATCTAACAGTATGCTGAATAATCTAACTGGTAGATCACCAGAGTACTTTAAGTACATGCTAGAAAATCCGCAACCTGCTACACCAGCTATGAAATTTGGCTCAGCCTTACATATGAATGTTTTACAACCTAAAGAGTTTAATAAACATTACATAGTTTCACCTAAATTTGATAAAAGAACCAAACAAGGAAAAGCAGATTATGAAGAATTTGCCAACAACAACATGTTTAAAACTGTAGTGTCTGAACAAGATTATTGTTTAATAGAACAGATGACAGATAAACTAATGAAAGATAATGATGCAAAAACACTGTTAACACAGGGCTTAAAAGAGCATATTATTACTTGGCATAATGAAGAATACGACGTAAAATGCAGAGGCATGCTTGATGTTTTTAATACAGAAGCTAATATTATAGTTGATCTTAAGACTACACAAGATAGCTCTTATTACGGCTTTGCAAGCTCTGTAAGAAAGTTTAAGTACTATAAGCAAGCTGCATTCTATATGGACGCTATAGGTGCTGAGGAGTTCTATATTGTAGCTATAGAAAAAAACGCTCCATATAGTCTTAATATTATACAAATAGGTGATGACCTGCTTGATAAAGGCAGAGAAATGTACAGTAGAGACCTAGAAATATATAAATATTGTACAGATAATAATTATTGGCCTAGCCAAGGATTTGATTATCTTGACAAAAAATCAGAAAGAAGTGTACATATAATGAACGAAGATATATTATGAAAAATTCAGTAGTATTTGAAGGAGGTATTGACAAGGTCAGTACTTTAGCGGACGGGAGCCTACGTATCTATGTAGGTACTCCTGAGCTAGCACATGAAACTATGGTTAATCTATTCGGATTAATCAAAAAACCAGGTTATGTATTAATATCAGCTAATCATATTAATCAAGACCAAATAGACGCAGTAGACAAAGCAAGTAGTAATGCAGAGTTTAGCGAAAAAACACCAAGTCAAAGAATGAGAGGTGTGCTATATAAATTGTGGGAAAAAACACAACCCAAAACTTTAAATGGCGACACAGGAGAAATGGAATATGTAGATTTTGATTTGTTTTACAAAAGACAAATGAATAAAATAATTGATCACTTTAAAACTAAATTAGACTAATGACTAACCATAACAAATACTATTACGAGTTTGATAGAAATATGGATTTTACATATCCAGTAGAAAGAAATAGCAATAAAATAAAATACAAGTTTGACTGGCACCTAGAAAAGGTGTCAAGTCAAATTGTAAACTTATTAAAACAAAAAAATGAAGCTTACGGAAATACAGCTCTTAATCCAACTAATATTTTTAGTAAGCTAAACTCTACAGAGGCTATTTGCGCAAGAATAGATGATAAGTTATCTAGAATAAAAAATAAAGGAATAACAGATAAAACTGAAGACACAATAGACGATTTAATAGGCTATTTGCTTCTTCTTAAAATGTCTATAGATAAATAAAAACAAAATTTAAATTATGATAACATCTATAATAATTTTTACAATATTGATTATATTTGTATACACGTACACAATGAAATTAAATGATGATCAAAATAAAATAAAAGAAAATTTAGAGAGCTATGCCCAAAAAAAGGAAGCTGGGGAGCAAAAACCCAAAGTACTGGTCAAAAGAAAAAAGACAAGGACCAGAAATAAAAAAGAAAGTGTTAATGTGCATTACTAAAAACAACGCGAGGGTTTACGGTGTTTGGTATAAATAAATTGTAAAAAATGTTGAAATCAGATCAAATAAGATATTGGAAACGTTATAAAAACTATTTGTTAAAATGCATAAAACGTATAGATAGACATATAGACAAACTTAAGCGGTAGCTTAATACTAAAGTATATTAATCAAAATAAATAAATAATGGGATTTTTAACACATTTAAAAAAAACAGAACATGATCAAGAAACAAGATGGATTGTAAAATTTAATAGTAAAAATTTAATTAGAGAAGTTAAGCAAATTTATAAACCATCTGAATACTATGCCTTAAATTTACATAAAGGTAAAAACGCTAGACCGCTACACAATAAGAATGTTTTAATTAAAATTCTAGAAGATGATAAAGAGGCTAGACATTAACATTATAGTTCAGTATACCTTGTAGTCCATTTTGTCTACTATATATAAAAGCTTGTGCTTTCTTTATATTACCAATAAAACCTTTACTATCGTGCCAATAATCAGTTGCAGACATAGAAGATAAATTTCTTACGGTAATACCATTAAGTTCTTCTATGGCTTGTAACTTTGTAGCTTTATTAGTATGGTAATGACCTCTATGAACCTCTACGTAAACTGTGTCGCTCCATAAGTTTTTAAATCTTTGTGCTATAATTCCTGGCAAATCATTTGTTTTAGGGCCATCACCATGATCAGATATAATTAGGTTATTGCCGTATGGAATAGCTTTCATTAGGCAATCATTATTATCTACTTTTACATTTTTATTGTTTTCATAATAAAGCTCTAATGTGTCACCTAAATGCATTACAGACTCTCTATCATGATTACCTGGTATTACCATAACGTGCACATCTGCAACCTCAGATAATATATCAATAGCTTTTATCATAAGCTTACGAGCATGTCTATACATATCTATATGATAATCTGAATTAAATTGTGGTGTTCCTCTTGTTGTAGACGGCACAGGCCAGTCTTTATCAGAATTCAATAAATCGTGCCCTACGATAA